CAGTTCATTTCTCCCCCACCCCCCCGAGGGGGCAAAACGGACAAAAACACGAAAGGGACAAAACGGACACTATGGCAAATGACCAAAAAGCCCTACCCGGGTTTGAGATCAAAAAAACAAAACTACAAAAAGGCCGCCTTTCTAAAGCGGTTGACGTGGTGATCAGGGATAGCCGGAAAAGTGGCGGGCCCTACATCATTGACGAACTAACCGCTGCCATGCTTAGGACGTGCGCCACGAACGTCGAGGCCGCCATCGCCGAGGGATCGTCCTGGGCCGTGGCTAACGCTATGAAGGAACTCCGAGCCCTGCGGGATGAGATCGTCCAGCCGGTGCCAAATAGTGAAGGTGACAGTTTTGACAAGCTCCTCCAAGACCTCGCGGCCGACGTTCCCCAAACCGGGACACGCCCCACCTAGGTTTGCCACCCAGCGCCCGCCAAACCTTCGCACCCTTGGCCCGGCAGTCACACGCCTTACCCACGGTCTGGGATGGATCCCACACCCGTGGCAGACACAACTATGGGACCTCGCGCTAACCCTGAACGCCGAGGGCACAGGCTGGCAGTACCCCACAGTCATCGTCACCACGCCTAGGCGGTCGGGTAAAACCCGCGCCGTCAGCGCCGCCATGATCCATCGAGGCTTGACGTTTCCTAAATCTCGCACGTTTTACACCGCCCAAACGGGGCAGGATGCCCGGGACTGGTGGCGCGACGCGGTCGGGGAACTAGGCGGCACACCATTAGCCGGGCGTTTTACACTCCGACGGAGCGCCGGGTCCGAGTCCATCACATGGCCAAACGGCTCCACCCTGCGCGTATTCAGCCCCCAGCCTGACGCGCTCCACGGCAAAGATACGGACCTAGTAATCATTGACGAGGCGTGGGCCTTCACCCCGGACCGTGGCCGGGCCCTTGTCCAGGCAATTAGCCCGACACAACTAACGCGCCCCTATGGTCAAATATGGTGGCCATCGACCGCGGGCGACGAAACTAGCGATTTCCTAAAAGACATTATTGACCGGGGTCGCGCCTCGGTGGACGACCCGAACGCGGCTATTGCCTATCTGGAGTGGTCCTGCCCACCCGAACTAGACCCACTGGACCCTAACTCATGGCCGCAATACCATCCCGCCTACGGATTAACGGTTAGCCACGACGCCCTAAAAGCCGAACTAGACCGGATGGGCGCGTCCGATTTTGCCCGCGCGTACGGCAACGTCTGGCCCGCGCCATCGTCTGGAGCCGGATGGCCCGCCGGTGTGTGGGAAGGCGCGGCAACAAATGACAAACCGGAAGGGACCCTAGCGTGGGGCGCGGACGTTTCACTGGACCGGGACCGCGCAACAATCGCCACGGCTGCCCGCGTGGACGGTGTGGTCATCGTCGAGGTTGTCAACCAATGCCCACCCAGCGACGCCGCCGCGATGCTTAGGGAATACCAGAAGCGCCACGGCGGCCGGATTTATGTAAACCCGTACGGCCCCGCCGTGACGCTAGATGACGACCTTACACGGGAAAAGGCAGATTTTGAGAGTATTGGCTCAATGGATTACGCCTCGGCCTGCGCCCAGGTATTTGACGGGGTCCGGTCCGGGGCCCTAAAATACCGGCCGGACGACGATCTAAACGCCGCTGCCGCAACAGCTGGACGGCGCAACATTGGGGAGCGCTGGGCGTGGGCCCGTAAACACGGCGTTGACGTCAGCCCGCTAACCGCTATCACCTTGGCCGCCTGGGGCGCGACACGCCCAAACACGTCCACGCCGAAACCTACGTGGCACGTCCCCGGCTAATGGTACGATTTACCCGTGGCGAACCCTGTCGTCCTAACTAATCGCCCTGCGCGGGTCGACCTTGACCTATACGCCGGGGATACTGTCGCCGTGCCCGTGGTCGTTTACCAGGGCGAGGACCGCGTAGACCTAACCGGGACAAACCTCGGGAGCGTGCGCGTCACACCGCAGGAGCCCGTCGTCGAGGACCTGCCGATCATCATCGAACTAACGGACGCAGTCGAGGGAGAGGCCGTTATCTACGTTGACGGAACCGGCGGTTTCACCGAGGGTTTCACGGGGTTTTGGGACTGGGAACTAATCCAAGAAGACGAAACGACCACCCGGACAATATGCGCCGGAACGATCACTATCGCAGCGGACGTGACGCGAAATGCCTAACGGTGAAATCAGAATTGACCTAAACAGCACGACCGGCCCGCAAGGAACGCAGGGAACAGCCGGAGCCGCTGGCGCGACCGGCGCGACCGGAGCGACTGGCGGCACCGGCTCGCAGGGTATCCAAGGCGCGACCGGAGCGACTGGCGGCACCGGCTCAACCGGCGCAACTGGAGCGACTGGCGGCACCGGCTCGCAGGGCGCCCAAGGCATCCAAGGCGTCCAGGGCGCCCAAGGCGAGCAAGGCGAGCAAGGCGTCCAGGGGGAGCAGGGGACGGCGGGCGCTAATGGCTCCTCCTCAACCGTCTTTCCGTATAAAGCTAAAACCGGGACAACGACCGGAAACCCCGGCGCCGGTTATTTTATTTGGAACAACGCAACGCAAGTAAACGCGACCCAGCTAAACATTAGCCACCTCGCGCAGGGTTCCCTTGACATCGACGTAGTTTTAGCGTTAATCAAGACCGGCGACTCTATCATCGTCCAGGACGAGGGAGTGTCAAACAACTACCAGCGGTGGACGGTTTCATCGACCCCGACGATCCAGTCCGGCTACATCCAAGTCCCGGTCACGCTAGACGATAGCGGCGGAACGGGCGCGACGGGTTTTGCTAACAATCACGATATGAGCTTGTTCATCTTTAGCACCGGCACGCAGGGCCCGCAAGGTATCCAAGGTATCCAAGGCGCCGCGGGGTCTACGGGGTCTACGGGGTCTACGGGCGCCGCTGGCGCGACCGGCGCGACCGGCGCGACCGGCTCGCAGGGTATCCAAGGCGCGACCGGCGCGACCGGCTCAACCGGCGCGACCGGCTCGCAGGGTATCCAAGGCGCGACGGGCGCAACTGGGGCAACGGGCGCAACTGGGGCCGCTGGCTCCATCATCACCGCCGCGCGTGGCTACCGATCAGCGGGCGCAAGTGGCTTGACTGGCCTAGTCCAAATCGGCTACAACACCCACGACTACATTGACGTTGCGGGCTATCACAGCACGTCAACAAATAATGCGCGTTGGAAAGCCCCAGTGGCCGGACGATACCGCCTTACCGCGCAAATCGCTATAACTAGCGTTTCAGGCGAAGGCGCAATAGCGGGCATTGACAAAAATGACAGCGCCTCGTTTATCTGGCAACAAGCCCTAGCCGTCATACCGGCCGGGACCCTTGCCGGGATTATTGTTGCCCAGGTGACAACCGGTTGGCTGGACTTGTCAATCAACGACTATTTGGCCGTCTCGGTTTATTGCGACGATGCGAGCTGGAACCTTCTCTCGGATCAAGTCTGGGCAGTTTTTGAGCGGTCCGCATGAGTCGCCGATCCCAGCGCCTCACCGCCACAGTTGACAACCTAACCGCCGCTAATCAGCGCGTGAGCTTGCCACCCCAGGCTAACCCGTGGGCCGTGGCTGACGCCCTGAGCGCCATCACGTGGCCCGAGATTTCCAAGACCGCTATGACGCGCCCGATGGCTATGACGGTCCCAGCGTGCGCCCGTGGCCGTAATCTGATCACCTCGACAATGGCAGGGGCCCAGCTCCTCGCATGGCAGGGCACGCAACTATCGACCGCGCCCGCATTGTTTGACCAGCCGGACCCGGACCTGCCCCGCGCGGTGACCATCTCGTGGACCGTGGATGATCTAATCTTTTATGGTGTCGCGTACTGGATCATCCTGGACCGCGACCTGCTGGGCTATCCCACGGCCGCCCGCCGCGTGGACCCTAACCTCGTCGACGTCACCACCTACGGGATCGTCCAGGGCGTCAACGGCCAACCCGTGGACCCATCCGACGTCATCGTATTTCCGGGACTCCACGAGGGAATACTGGCTTACGGTGCCCGCGAACTACGGACAGCCTTTACCCTGTCCGACGCGGCCCGCCGTTTTGCCTCGGTCCCGCTGCCCGCGCTGGAACTCCACGACCTATCCGAGGATGGACTCAGCGCCGAGGAACGCCTAGCCCTAGTGGACGACTGGACACGCGCCCGCGAACTATCCGGCGTCGGGTACACAAACCGATCCCTAGAGGTCAAGACCCACGGATGGTCGAGCCGGGACCTTCAGCTCGTCGAGGCCCGCGCCTACGCCGCCGCCGAGGTGGCCCGCGTTATGGGCATCCCCGCCGCCATGCTGGACGCCTCGCAGTCCGGGTCCTCGGTGACATACAACAATCTCCAAGACGCCCGCCGCGACTTTACGGACTACACCCTCAGCACCTACACCACACCCATCGAGCAACGACTCAGTATGGACGATATTTCTAGCCCCGGTGTGATGGCAGTTTTCGACCTTGACTCTACGATCCTTCGCGCATCCTTCGCGGACCGGATGGCCGCCTACCAGGTGGCCATCACGTCCGGCGTGTACACCATCGAGGAACTACGCCGCCGCGAAACCGGAACCCCCGGAACGGTGACCCGATGACCACGATCTACCTAACAGCTGCCGACGCCCCCGTGGCGTCCATTGACGGCCCAGCCCGAACAGTTCACGCCACGATTTTACCGTGGGACAGTGTCGCCAATACCTCGGCTGGGCCGACCCGTTTCGCCCGTGGCTCGGTGAACATAACCGCCGCCCAAAACGTGGCTTGGCTAATGGAGCACGACCGGAACCGCCTAGTGGGCCACGGCACATCGTTCCTTGACACACCCGCGGCGCTAGTGGGGACCTTCACAGCGCCGGACAACTGGGAAACAGAACTCCAGGCCGCGCATATGCGCTCGGGCTGGTCTGTCGGTGTAG